TATTTAACCCAGCAGACGCAGTTTCTACTCAGGCTACTACTCTTGGTGCTGGTGGAGTCTGTTGTGTAGTTTCTCAGGCAGTAGTAGACGACGCAGCATATTCACCTTCATACAGTCTATCTAATGTTGAACTTGTTGTTCAGGAGGTAGACCCTGGAAGTGCTTTTGAAGCTGATATGATTCAGGGCATGAAAATGAATGGAGGAGTGATTGCTCAAGATATAGTCTCTTGTCAGAATTACAGATATTCTCAGAATGTTAATGATATTGTTGCTAATATTAGACTTCCTCTTCAGAATGCTCGTGCTAAGTCTATTGTTTGTCAACCTACAGACGCAAGTGCCTATACTGATTCTCAGAGAGTTAGTGCTGAAGATACTTATGTTGTGGCTGCTGATACTTCTGAAGATATTACCCTCAATGAATCTACTGCTGGTCTACGAGGCATATCTGATAATATCCAGGACTTTCAATTTTTATATGACGGTCGCCTTCAACCCAGTCGCCCTGTCCGTTGTTCAAAAACGAGCTCTAAGACAAGTATAGACGCACAGCCTCTAATTGAGACAACTAAAGCTCTTTTACAGGGAGAAGTGAATGCGAGGTCTCTTCACGCATTTAATTCTAATTTCTTAGTTTCTAGGGCACTCGCATTAAATAAGGGTGTATATGATACTCGTAATAAAGATTTCTCTGTCCAGGTCAATTATGGGAACAGTACTACTAAGAATAAGTTGTGGAATAATTTTGTATTCCATTTAAGACGAATCAATATTCGTGGTGATAATATTTCTGTAGAATACTAAAGAAATTCATGTTATGAAATAATGTTTTTTAATTTTTATCTTTCAATTTTATTTATATATTAATTAGTATAAATATAATGTCAAAGCGTTACTTGGATATAAGACCTTCAAACTCAAATGCTTCTCAATCATACAGGGACGGACGACCAGTCATATCGTTTACTGTTGCTGAATCTGAAGAGGTTCTAATGCCTCAGTCTGTTAGATTCTGTGGTAAATTACATGTTTATAAGAATGGAGCTCGTGACAGAGTTACTGACGCAGACCCACTTGCTATGGATTCTCGCCTGGGTATGTGGTCTCTTTTTGATCAAGTTGTCCTTTCAAGTGCGACCAGTAAACAAACTATCGAACACATTAGACACGCAAATAGGTTCTATCAAAGCTACTTGGGATTAACCAGTTCTGAGCAATCACTCATAGGGCACTATGGAGAAAGTGGTCTATCTCTTCCTTCTACAAATGGACAAAAAGCTTCTGTTGTTGAGGAAGGTGTAGGTGTAAACTGTAATGAGTTCTGTATTAATATTCCTACAGGAATGCTCGGAGGCACGAGTGCTATTCCACTTTCAAGACAGAGTGGAATTGGTGGTTTACAGTTAGATTTATATCTCGCACCAGACTCCATGGTGCTATTTAATACCAGTGCCTCTACCGCAGCTGAGAAGGGTATTGACGGTGCTTTCTATGAATTAAGTGAATGTAAACTAATTGCTGAGGTTCACAGCCCTACACCTGAGGAAGCCTCTAAGGTTGCGGCTATGGGTGGTTTTGAATACAACTCTATTGCTGGATATTATTCTACTATTAACTCTACGAATGCTAATATTAATTTTGGATTAGGATTGAGTCGTGTTGAGAGTCTATTTATGAACTTCATTCCTAGTAATTTCTTGAACAATCTTGAGGAGAACTCTCTACAGACGATTATCCCTCTAACCTCTACAGGAGCAATCGCAAATGTAAATCAGGTTGTATTTACTAAAGGTGGGGCAAGATATCCATTAGATTATAATATTGATACAGCACACAAACAGGATAAAACAAATAAAAAGGTTGATCCTCAAGTAATTCGTAATTTTATGAATGCTGTCATACCATTCAATAAGATTTCCCACACTTCTATCTCACCTACGAATACTGGTAAAAGATACACTGGAAATGATAATTCTGTTCTTGAGGGAGGAGCACTCTACGGAATTGGAGTCGCATATGACATTTTAGGTTCAACCGCAGGAGGCGATTTTAGTCAGGAAACCTTTGGGGCTCAGATTGACCTTGACCTTGACGACGATAATCCTGTCAGTGCTTTCATTTATGTTCACTCTAAGAACACTGTTCTATTTAAGAATGGACAGATTGAAGTTATTTCGTAAACACAGAATCATGTAATGATTATTTTTCATACTTATTTTTTCTACTTTTTTAATTGAAATTATTATATTTTTAAGATTATAATAATATGTCACTTCCTCAAGCATTAAAACCTGGAGTAATTCCCTCTAACACTGAACAGCGTATAGATACTGATATTCTTGAACCTGTAATTTTCACTGAATCATTTATTAGATACCAGCTTCAAAATAAAGGTATTCTAAACCCTAAATCAAAACTCACCTTTTCTATTAAGGAACACGGTGGACACGACGCATTCTATCCTCTACTTACTGGGGTGGGTTCTATCATTGATAGAGTCACCCTAAAAATTGGTGGTAAAACTATATGTGAGGTACAGGACTGGGCTCACCTTCACGCCTATAAGTCTATGTTTATTGAACAATCTGTAGTCAAGGAGAGAGAACAGTTTGAGAGTGCTCGTCTTATGTCTAATGCTGTAGTCTATAATGATAAGACTATGGTTTCTGAAAAGGTTGGTTTAGACCTTGGTAAAGAGTTTGACGATAAGGCTGCTGCTGGTAATACAGAAATGAAGGTTAGAACCTTTCAAAAACTCGCACAGAAACCAGTATTCTCAATAGCCTTAGACGAACTCCTACCAGTATTAAGAGGTCTACCAGGTCTCCCACTCTTTATGATTGAGGGTCAGGTTCAGATTGAATTGACTCTATCTGACCCAGTAGGTAAGAGAGCTTGTCTCAGTCATGCTGGAGATAATGCTGGACACTCCTTTACTCTTGATCAAAATGAATGTCGTATGATTGCTGATTATACTTTCCTTGACGGTGACGATATGGAAACATACCGTAAAGAGAACTCTCAGTTCCAGCACCGCTTCAGTGAACCACGCCTCACTAAGACTACTCTTGCTACTCAAGCTGACGCACAGAATCAGATTAGAAATGTTGGAGGTGCTGGTCGTGTAGTTGATTCCATGATTGTGGGTGTTACTTCTGATAAAATGTCAGAGTTCTATAGTGCTTCAGGGACTTCAAATGCTAAGGGTCTATTAAATGATTACCGTGCTATAGCTCCTGAAATGAGTGCTGCTCGTACCTATGGTCAACTTGTAGCAAATGTCAAAAAGAATGACGAGTTTTTATATCCACTGGACAGGTCTAACACCGCACTTCATTTCCACGGTGTTACAGATACGGAAGGTGCTCCACCTCATGTAACTAGGGCAGAATATTCTCGCCAGGGTGATTCTCTTGTGGCTAATAAGTTTGAGGGATACACTTTCAATGGTCAGAAGGAAATGACTGGACAATTCTTCTACAATGCTTACAAACTCAATGACGGTGAGCGTGTTGATAGTCGTGGTCTTGAATTACACCATAAGTATCAGAACCTTAAGACTACTGAAGCACCATACACTTCTCGTTGCTGGATTGAGCTTATGAAGGTAATGGTAATCAATGAGGGTGTTGTTGAATGCTACTTTCTCTAAGGGACACAAAGGCAACAAAGGCAACAAAAATAAAAAGAAATAAAGTAAAACTCAAAAAAACAATATAGATAATCTAATATCTAACAAAAAACAATTTCACTTTTCTTCTAAATATTTTCATTGCCTTTGTGGACAATAGTTCCTCATAACATGAATTTCTCTTTTTTTAAATTGGTTTAAAATTAAATCTTATTATATACTATAATATATAATGACATTCAAAGAAAATCTAAAGGAAACACTTAAAGAATCAAGACCTAATGCTAAAGACTCTACTATCAATATGTATACGGCAAACCTCACTAAACTAATGAAGTTGTTTGATAGTGAGGATCTAAAGTTCCTTGATTCACCTGAAAAAGTAAAGGATAAATTAAGTGAATTACATTTCACAACACAACGCAATTATCTCAATGCGATTATAGTCTATCTTATGGCTGAATCAAAAGACCCTGAAGAAGATAAACTAATCAAAGAAAATTTATCAATTAGAAATGAATACAACGCCATGTATGAGGAACAGAATGCTCTAGGAACTATATCAGACAAGCAGAAGGATTCCTTTGTTGATATATCAGAAGTAAATAAAATGATAGAACAAATGGCTCAAGAAATTAAATCAAAGGGGATAAAGAAGAAAGAGGATTTAAGTGCTAAAGATAAAGCATTATTACAGGTATATATTATTTATAATATTTACACTCGTATTCCTATGAGGAATGATATATCAGGAATGGAGACTATCAATAAGAGGGCATATAATAAATTATCTGAATCTGAAAAGAAAGAAAAGAATTATTTAGTTATCAATAAGAATGCCATGTTTATGGTATTGAATAAGTTCAAGACTTCTTCTAAGTATGAGGAGATCAAAATAGATATACCTAAAGACCTTGAGAAACTATTAAGATTATGGATACGGATTCATGGTATGGGTGTTTTGTTCACCTCAAGCACAGGAAAGCCATTAAGTAGAAACGCTTTATCACAGCTTCTAATTAAGACAAGTAAAAAGTATATGGGTAAAAGCATTAGTACAACAATGCTCAGAAAAATATATTTAAGTTCTAAGTATTCTAAAGTAAAAGAGGAAATGGAAAAGGACGCAGAAATTATGGGGCATTCAACACAGACACAGGGTAAGGTTTATATTAAGAAAGAGCAAGAAGAATAATTCTCTATAATTGCGTTTATTATAAAGTATTTAAATATATGTTATAGTATAGAAACAATGTGGAATCTAATAGAAGATTTAAAGTATGGAAAGATTCGTGAGAAATATGTTGTAAATTATTTGAATGAAGACATATACATGAATGATAAATTAAAGCTTTATCAGAATGAGAAAAAACAAGTTGACTTTAGAAATGAAGAAATAGTGGGAGAATTAAAGAGTAGGACTTGTACACATTCCCATTATGATACAACCTTTTTTGGATATAATAAAATTGAATATCTTATCGAATCAAAAGATAAAAGGGTATGGAAGTTTTACTTCCTATTCACTGACGGTTTGTATGTATGGACTTACAATAAAGAACAGTTTGAAATTAGAGATTATGAACACCGTGAGAGAGGGTGGATCAAACAGGTATATATTCCTGTAAAATATTTAGAATGTTTAAGTCGTAAAATACATAATCATGATAACATTAATCAAATGATATTGTAAAACTTCCTTGCTTACTAATTAACCCATAATATTTTTTAACCTTCTTTTTACTTTTACTTTCTAATATTCTTTTCATTTTATTAGAAATAACTGGCTCTATCTTCTCTTTACATTTAGGGTCTTGATTAAGTAATCTTATAGCTCGTCTCACAGACGGTATATCACCATAGACACTTATATCTTTCATTTGAATATATATCTCTTCAAGATTATTGAATATACTACATTCTAGGTGATATCCATTATTACAGTAAACAATAACTTCCTTACAGAATCTCATTATCTTTTGTTTCTGTTTAATTGTTAATAATTTATCAGGATTAGGTTTAGTAAGATAAGTCTTTAATTCTTCTATGTTTCTAATCATATAGATTTCATTATCCTCAGGTATGGATTCAAGATTATCAATTTCACTCCATA